CCCACCACTGCCGCTCGAATGTACGTCAACAGCACATCCGTCAACGACACGGCCGGGGGCACGGGCGTTCGGTCTATACGCATATTCGGCTTGGACGCGAACTACAATGAGGTCTCCGAAGATTTTGCGATGACGGGTCAAGTGCAGACCCTTACGGCCAACACCTACATCAGGGTGTACCGGGCCTACGCCCTTACTGCGGGCAGCTTAGGTACGTCTGCAGGAATTATCTATATTGCCAACGGTGCTGGGCTGAACGGTTCGTTCGTTCCGACCGGGGACGTCCTCGCCAATCTGGGCACCGACAATCAGACGCAGTTAGCTCTTTGGACCGTCCCGGCAGGCTACACCTTCTACCTCTCTCAGGTGGACTTCACGGCTGCTGTATCGCTGGCTAACACCTATATGACCACGAAGCTGAGGGTGCGAGAGTTCGGCGGGGTATTCAGGACGCTGTTCATTAACGTGCTGCAAAGCGGCACTTACGCCACCGACCTGCGTATACCGATTGCGCTACCGGAAAAGACGGACATCGAGTGCCGCGCATTTAGCAGCGGCAACAACAACCCAGTGTCTGCCAGCTTCGCTGGCGTCTACACATTGAACTAGCCCTAAGGAGGGGAACCATGGCTGACGAAAACGTAATTGCTCAAGAACCGGCTGAGGAGGCCGCTGTTGAAGATACGCAACAGGAAACTGTTGATGTTCAAGATGACGCTCAGAAGGAGACTGAGCCCAAAGAGACCAAAACCCTGCTGTCGGATGACGGGGGCGATGGGTCGGGCGAAGATGATTTCATCGAGTATGAATTCACTCCGCCCGAGGGTTTCGACATCAGCGAGGAAGCCCAAAACCAGATCGAGCAATTTGCCGAAACCGCAGGCGAGCTTGGGATTAGCCAGGAGCAATTCCAAAGGCTTGTGGAATTTGACATTTCGCGAGGTCAAAAGGCATTGGTGGAGCAAGCCAATGCTTACATCGAACGCATCAACGAGTGGGGCGAGCAGGCTAAAGCCGACAAGGAAATTGGGGGCGAGGCCCTCGATGCCAACCTTGGTAATATCCGGCGCGTCACTGACGCCTATGGGGACAAGGAGCTGATGGCACTGATGGGTGCCCCCGGCCCCAATAACCCGGACGGCTTAGGATTGGGCAACCATCCCGTAATGTTGCGTTTTCTTCACCGCGTGGCGAAATCATTGTCTGACAGTGAATTGATTGAAGGCGACGGGCACAAGTCCGCCAACGGAGACAATTTACAGAGGATGTATCCCACGATGTTTAAGAACGCCAGCTAGAAGGAGCTAAAACATGGCTACGCTTGGCACTGAAAACCCGACCCTCGCTGATCTGGCGAAGGTCACCGACCCCGACGGCAGCATTGCCGACGTGGTTGAAATCCTTAACCAGACCAACGAAATCCTTGAGGACATGACTTGGCTGGAAGGCAACCTGACGACCGGTCACCGCACTTCTATTCGCACCGGTCTCCCCTCCCCGACGTTCCGTAAGATGTACGGTTTCGTCCAACCGACCAAGTCCCGCGCGACCCAGGTCACGGACGCAACGGGCATGATGGAAGACTACTCGCAGGTCGACAAAGCTCTCGTCGACATGGCCGGCAACCCGGCCGCGTTCCGCCTGCAAGAAGATCGTCCGCACATTGAAGGCATGAACCAGACCCTGTCGACCAAGCTGTTCTACGGCGATGAAACCACCGCCCCGGAAGAGTTCACTGGTTTTGCCCCCCGCTACGATAGTTTGTCCGCCGAGAACGGCGACAACATTATCGACGGTGGAGGAACCGGGGCCGACAATGCCTCGATCTGGCTGATCTGCTGGTCGCCCAATACTTGCCACGGGATCATCCCCAAAGGCTCGCAGGCGGGCATCCAGCAGCGTGACCTCGGCGAGGTTACGGTTCAGGATACGGTCGGTGGCAGCACCGGCATGTATCAGGCGTATCGCACGCACTATCGTTGGGACGTTGGTCTCACCGTTCGTGACTGGCGCTATGCTGTCCGCATTGCGAATATCGACCGCTCGCTTTTGACGGCCGATATCTCCACCGGCGCAGACCTGAACGATCTCATGCACCGCGCGGTGACTGAGATCCCGAACACCTCCATGGGCCGTTGTGCTTGGTACATGGACAAGCAGGTGCTCGGCTTCCTGCGTCGTCAGACGTCCAACGCGGTTGCGAACTCGACCCTGACCACTGATATGGTCGGCGGCACGATGCAGACCTCGTGGGGTGGCTTCCCGATTCGTCGCGTTGACGCGCTGCGGACGAACGAAGCTCGCGTCGTTTAATAACGTCCAGCAAAAGGAGTACACCTAATGATTATGGACGATCTCTTGGAGTTTGCGGACGCCACCGCTCTCTCGACTTCCGGCACTGGCATCGCCAATGTCGGCGATATCATTGACCTGGGCGCTACGCCGCAGGACTTTGGTAATGGCCATGGCATGTACCTCGTCATCCAAGTTGACACCGCTGTCACCTCGGCCGGCTCGGCTACTGTTTCGTTCCAGCTTGTTTCCGATGCTGGTGCGATTGCCACCGATGGCTCCGCTAGCCTGCATTACGCCAGTGCGGCTATCCCGAAGGCGACGCTTGTTGCTGGCTACGAACTGGTTATCCCGGTTCCGCTCAGTGTTGGCGTCGAATATGAACGCTATCTTGGCGTCCAGCAGAATGTCGGCACCGCTGCGCTGACTGCTGGCAAGATCAACGCGTTCCTGACTAAAGACCCGAAGGGTTGGAAGTCTTACCCCGACGCGGTTAACTGAGTCGGTCTATGGTGGGAGGGCTTGGTCCCTCCCGCCATTTCCCTAATTCTTGTTGTGAGGAGATCACCATGTTGAAGGTTAAGTTTAAACAGCGTTTTTTTTATCGAGACGCTGCGGGGGCGCACACTATGTGTTATCCTCCCGACCAGCTTCCGAATGGGAACGATGGCATCTATGAATTTGAAGATGATTTTCCGTTGCCCACAATAGACATTGAGATTGTTGAGGGCACGCCGACTTATGGGAAGCCAAAGGCAAAGCCGACCGAGGTCATTACGGAAATTAAAGCCAGCGCAAAACCGCGCCCTTCAAAACCTCAAACTGCCTTGGCCGAAGAGTTCTAAGGAGTAGCCAAAATGGCGTCGCAGGTTCAAATTGCAAAGCTCGCACTGCAGCACATCGGTGACAGGTATGACATCTCCGACCTCTCGGAAGAGAGCGTTGAGGCGGAGCAGATCAACTTGATTTTTAATGATACGCGAGATGAGCTTCTGCGACGCCAGCCTTGGCGGTTTGCTAAAAAATACATCAGCCCAAGCACCCTTGATGTGACGGTCCCTGGCGGCTGGGATTATGCGTATCAGTATCCAACGGATGCGGTGAAGGTTCGCGGTATCACCAATATTCTTGGCTATGACGCCGATCCAATTGATTTTGAGGTGGCGCTGTTAGCAGACGACACGAAGGTCATACTTACGGATCAAGATGACGCTGAGATTTTCTACACCTCACGGGTTACGGATACGACGCGCTTTGATCCAGAATTTACCATGGCCTTGAGTTTTCTTTTGGCGTCGCGCGTTGCCATGGCACTGACTGGCAGCCTGGATGTAAAGAGCGCGCTTGATCAGGAGGTACTGCGCATTGTGAGCCACGCCGCTGACACCGACAGCAGTGAAGGTCGAAACCGGGCCGCCCCAGAGGCTTCTTGGATTGACGCGAGGCTTTAATGGTCAAGATAATTAAACCCAGCTTTGCCGGCGGCGAGGTTTCCGAAGCCGTAGGCGCCAGGGTTGATATCAATAAATACGCCAGCTCTCTGTCTAAGATGGAGAACATGTGGGTTCAGACTTCCGGCGGCGCGTCAAACCGTCCGGGCCTTGAGTACGTTTGCGAAGTAAAAAATAGTTCAGCAGACACGCGGCTTGTGCCGTTTGAGTTTAATACCATTGAAACTTACATTCTTGAATTTGGTGATCAGTATATTCGGGTGATTGTTGACGGCGGGCTGGTTGTAGACACGTCAAGCCAATTTGCTATTAGCGGCGCAACTCAAGCCGACCCGTGCGTCATTACGGCCACCGGCCACACATTTTCCAATGGGGATGAAATATTTATTTCCGGCGTCGGTGGCATGGATGAGTTGGACGGTCGGCAATTTATTGTCTCCAACGTGGCGACCAATACGTTTGAGATACAAGACAAGAGCGGCACAGATGTCGATAGCAGCGGGTACACCGCGTACACATCAGGTGGCACGGCGTCATTGAT